CAGACTTACCTACTGTTTCTCCTGATGGTTACGTTGTCGAAGTAAAAGGAGATGACAATACAAATTTTGATAATTACTATGTGAAGTTTGTCACTAATAATGGAGGAACCTTTGAAGAAGGACAATGGGAAGAGACAGTACAAGCAGGAATACCTTTTAAATTTGATTACTCAACTATGCCCCACGTTCTAATTAGACAGGCTGATGGTAATTTTAGATTTGCAAGAGTAGATGGAGATACTTATACTTTAAATGGAACGGATTACACTTTACCTGTTTGGGGAGAACGCACTTCAGGAGATGAAATATCTGCACCTGACCCCTCGTTTATTGGTCGTAATATAAGCAACGTATTTTTCTTTAGAAACAGATTAGGCTTTCTAGCAGATGACAACGTGATTCTGTCTAACGTGTCAGACTTCTTTAATTTTTTTCCTGATACTGTTCTAACTATTGTTGACTCCCACCCTATAGACGTTGCAGCTTCACACACAAAAGTTGCTATCTTAAAACACGCTGTAACTATGGGAGAGCAGTTGATTCTATTCTCAGAACAAACGCAGTTTATACTATCTAGTTCAGCAGACAACTTAACACCATTAACAGCTAACGTACTTGTAGCAACTGAGTTTGAGTCTTCAGATGATGCACCGCCTGTAGGTTCTGGTTCTTCTATTTATTTTCTTACAAAGAAAGGAGACTTTGCAGGTATCAGAGAATATATAACTCAAACAGATGTAACCTTAAAAGATGCTAGTAACATAACTATTCATGTACCAAGGTTGATACCAAGCGGAATATTTAAACTTGCTGTATCTAATAACCAAGATATTTTAGTTTGTTTAGGAACTGATAACCCAAACAAATTATTTATTAATAGATGGTTATTTGGAACGCAAGGACAAAAGGTTTTAAACAGTTGGTTTACTTTTACTATTAATCCAAACAGAAGAATAAAGAATGTAGATTTTATAGGTACTGATTTATTTCTAGTCATAGAAGAAGATACTCATGTAACCCTAGAAAAACTACCTTTTGAATCTGATTACAAAGAAGATAACGCTACGTTTGAATATCATTTAGATCATAAAGTTACTGAAGCTAGTAACAATGTCACAGTTACATTTAACACAACAACTAAGAAAACTATATTTACTGTTCCTTATAGACTAAGAGGAGAGATGAATGTAGTAGGAAGATATATAGCATCAAATGAAACCAGTACGTTTGTTGATCTTAACGGAACTACTCAAACATTAAAAGCAGGAACAATAATAAAAACCACAAACCAAACAGATGGAACAACGTCAACTATAGAAGCAAACGGAGACTATAGAAATGCAAAAGTAATTATTGGAGAACCTTTTGAAATGCACTACAGGTTTAGTAAACAAAGAATTACTGAATCGCCAACACAGAGTTCTGCTGAAATTATTAGTTCAAGATTACAACTACACCATTTTTATATTAAGTTTGAAGAGACAGGATTTTTTAAAGTAGAAGTAACACCTGAGTATAGAGACACAAGTGTACATAAATTTAGTGGTCGTTTACTGGGTGCTGCTTCTTCTGCTATTGGTCAAATTAATTTAGCTACAGGTACATTTAGAGTTCCGATAATGAGTAGAGCAGACAGAGTAGATATAGATGTAAAGAATAATACTTTCCTTCCTACATTGTTAGCCAGTGCAGAATTTGAAGCTATGTTCAATATGAGAAGTAGGCGAATGTAGTATGGGGCATTTAAGAAAATGTACCCTTAAAGACTTGCATTATGTAAGCGACAATATGAGAGAGATGGATAAACTAGAAGCTCTCTATCAAGCAGATCAAGACCCTGAAACCGCACTAAAAGTTTCATACTTAGCTAGTAAAGAAGTTATGGCGATCTGTGGAGACGAAGATAACCCTATTGGTATTTGTGGTGTAACTGCTAATGGCTGTATCTATATGGTTTCTACTGAAGAGCTATTTGATAATAAAAAATACAGAATACAATTAATTAGAAAAGGTAGAATATGGGTTGATCAGTTAATGAAATCATATACAATTCTATATAATGTTGTATATGCAGAAAACGTAGCAGCTATGAAGTGGTTAGAAAGTTTAGGATTTAAGTTTATCGAGTATCATGAAGAATATGGTGTACATAAAAAACCTTTTTATCAATTCATGAGGATAGCCTAATGTGTTTTGTAGCAGGAGCTTTAGGATTAACTGGATTGGCAGGTAATCTGTTCAATGCTTCCTTGGCCTTAAGTGCAGTAACAGGAGTAATGGGAGCAGCAGCCAAGAATCAACAGGCAAGACAGACAGCATCTTACGCATATCAAGCTGCTGAAGCTACAGCCATATCTGCTGATAACGCTATGATAAGACAGCAAGAAGCGACAAACGCTAAACTTTCAGATGACAGAAAAGCTACTGCACAAGCAAAATTAGAAAAAGATATAGAAAGAAAAAGAGCAGTTGGCAAGATTTATGCAACAGAAGGGAGGTCAGGTAGATTAGCTACGCTGCTGACAATAGAAGCTGAAAGAAATTCTGCAAGAATGAAAGAAGTTTTGACACAAGAATTAGAATCTGCTGAAGAACAATACTTTAGAGATGTAGAACAAATAGTCGCAAATAGAGATAGTCGTAGAAATCAAGCTACAGATATTGCTAATAGAGGATATATGCAAGCACAGCAAATGTATCAATCTCCTCTATCGGTTATTGCTAATGTAGCATCAACAGGATTAGGGGCTTTCACAGCTATTGCTCCACATGAAGCAGCTATCAATTCTATTGGTAAAACTAAGACAGTTTAATTATGGTTTATAGATCAAAAGTACAAAGGACAGACCCCTTCGTTAATCAAAGTACTATTGGTGCTGTTAACTTAAATAGTCCTGTTGCTCAAGTTGCACAAGCTTTAGCGACTATAGAACCTAATCTGCAAAAAGTAATAGTTAACAAAATAAAAGAAATAAAACGAGATGAAACAGTAGAGGGATTTCAAAAAGGACAGCGAGCAGGAAGTAATTATATGGCACAAGCAGAACTCCTATATCCAAAAGAAACTGAGTTAGAGGAAACTACAGGACAGATAGCTAATAAACTGGCTGCTTTAACAAAAGCAGGTAATGAAGAAGAATCAAGAATGTTAAGAGCAAATAACCCTTGGTTTAAACACGCTTTTTATTCTGGTAAATCAAAATCGTTAGCAAAAGGTCTAAGTAAAGAGTGGGTAGAAGATATTAAAAGAGTTCAAATGGTTGACCCTCAAGATAACAAACTAAAATCAATGGCTGCTTTTCCTTTTAGTAGTCCACAAGTTCAGGGATATATAGCAGGAAAAAGAAATGCAAGAGTTGAACAACTTGATATGCCTGAATATTATGTCAAAAAATACTTCTTACCTGAATTAGAAAATGGTATTAATACTTTTCAAGAAGAACATACAAAATTAAGAACAGATTTAAAATTAGATAATTTTGAAAAACTTAATAGGATAGGTCTAGAAACAATAGTCAGCGAGTTTTTATTACAAGACGAAGGTAAAGGTAGAGAATATATAAAAAATGAATTAAAGCTATGGACAGATGAATTAAGAAAATACTATGTCGGTAAAGACTTTACTAAAGAAATGGGAGTTCATACAGACTATTTAATGGATAGAGCTATTGCTATAGCTAGTCAAAAAAGTGCAGGAGAAGCTAGGTTTGAAGATGCAAGAAATTTTATAAAAGAATTTGCTAGTTTATTTCCAAGTTATTCACTAGGTACAAAAAAGATAATAGGTGCTGATGGTAAAGAAAAAACAGTAGTTGCAGAAAATCCTCGTAACTCTTTAAAAAATTCAAAAAACTTTTTAGATAAATTAAATACAACTTTAAAAACAATAGACACTTTAGAAAGCAGACATTATGATTTTCAAGACAAAATTCAACCTAAGTTAGATATAGAAGAAGCTGAAAAAATTATATTAGAAGATGATGGGAATATGTCTGAAGAGAAAAGAGAAGCAAATCAAGAAAGAATAAACGAGCTTATTGCTACTGATAAAAAAGTTGCTACTTGGGTTAAAGATAATCAATATGTTTTATCTCAAAATAATAAAGAACGTCAAATTTATTATCAGCAAAAAATTACTTTTGGAGAGATAAGAGATAAAAAATATGGTTTAGCAATTATAAATGATATATGGAATAAAAGTTTGAAAACACCTGCTGATTTAGAATTTAGAGAAAATATGATTAATGCTTTAAAAGATGATGTAAAAAACGCAAATCAAGTTGCAATAAAAGCAGCAGGAGACACAGTATCACAGCTAAATAAAATTTACCAAAACAAAAAAAATATTACTCCTAATATGCAAGATCAAATAGAAGACATACAGTTTTCAATACCAAATAGATATTTACAGTATTGGAAAACTCCTTCTATTGATACAGGACAGGTTGATGAAGAAGGTAAGCCAATACTTAGAACACCAAATGAAGATGAATTTAAAAGCTTTGTAGATCAAGTACAAGAACAATCTATTAACAAAATCCGAGCAATTAGAGATGTTTCAGAATTAGAAGGCAATCAGACTTTTGACCAGAATCGTACTATTTATCAATTTAATCAAGATATTTTAGAGGATAACAGAATAAGAGCTAGGTCTTTAATTTTTACTGCACAGACTTTAAAAGTAGAAGCACCATTTATAAATGGAGTACAAGAAAGACCAACCTTAGAAGATGTGGCTGAACAGTTTTCTTATGGAGAGCCAATAAGTCCTGATGGAATTATTGCTTCTTTTAATGATGCTGAAGGTAACTTTGATACGACTCAGAAAGATAGTATTAGACAGTTTTTTAGATTTGTAAGGGTTACTGATGCACAAATCAAACAATACGGATTAGTTGAGAAAGGAGCTTTATCTAATGAAAGGCTGACAGAATATAGAAAAAACACTACTAAAGATAGTGACGGAAAAATAATAGAAGGTTTAAGTGGTCAAGTAGATGATGGACAAGGACAGAGTGGTCAAGTAGATGATGGAACAGTAGGGGGAAGTTCTGAAAATGATGATAATTCACAAGTTTCAGGTAAGACTCAAAATGAGAAACCTAGTAATACTAAGGAAAAGGAAGAAGGCATAAAAAACATAAATGACATGGAAGGTGTTATTGACCCTAAAGAAATTAGAAAGAGTGGTCTTGACCAAAACAACTTAGGAAATATTGCTAATAATTTTATTAATGCCATAACTGGTACTCAATCAGCACAAGCAGGAGAATTTCAAAAGCCAGTAATGAATCCTGAAGTTTTAAAACTTATTGAAGATGAAGACAAAGTATTATCAGCAAAAGATATAGGTATTAAAGATGAAAAAGATGAACCTAACGGAGCAAGAAGGCAAGAACACAATTTCGTAATTTTCTATAATTTAGCTAAAAAATACGGACATAAGTTTCCTGAATTAACAGCAGCACAGGCTATGCACGAAACCTCAAATGGTGCATCTCCTTCAGGAAAAAATAATTACTTAGGATTTGAAGCAAACAGAGTACAGATTGAAAGAGGAGAATCATCTTTACTTGATACTGAGCAAGATTTTGGAAAAGGTTTAGAGAAAACTAAAGAAGACTTTGTAGATTTTGAAGATATAAGAGATCAATTTATACAATACAAAAAAGAGTGGAATGACCCATTCTCAGATAGAAAAGGTATTGTAAGTGTAGATACACCAGAAGAAGCTTTAGATTTAATTCTTAGCCGACCTGATGATATGTATGCTACGGATAAGGACTACAAACAAAAAGTTCTTAATATCCTAAAAGACGCTAAAAGAAACCCTGCATTATTTTAAAAGATGACAAGTTCTATGAATGAAAACAACACAATGCAGACAGAGCTTAATGCTGCTGAAGGTGTAAAAGCTGTAGAAGAAACTAAAGAACAGATTAAAGAAGAAACTGCTCCAAAACTACAGCCCAAACCAGTACCAAATCAAAAAGAATTAACAGAAACAACAAATGCAGAAATAGTCCAAGACCAAAAAGTTAAAGAAGAAGCAACAAATATTTTTGGTGTTTCTGATACTGACTTACTTACAGAAGAACAGAAATATCTTGATGGATTACAAAAAGGTTTAGATAAAGAAATACAAGAATATAAAGCAGAACAAGGAGATAATTTTGACAAAGCAGAATTTCAAAAGTTTTTAGATGGAAAACATAAAACTATTACAACAAAAATAAGAAATGGAATAGTTAATGGAAATATTGAAAACATAAATAATATATATAAGTTAGGAGATGATATAGTCGATTATCTTCTTGGAGATATTTACGATTCATCAAGACCTGTTGATTTTGAACTAATACCTCTAAGTAAGCCTGTAAGTGAAAGACGTAAATTTAGTCAAATTATAGGAGGATTTGAAGAAACAGAAGCAGATAGAAACGATACAGTGTATGGAATCTCAAAAGGATTAGCACAATACATATTACCTGCTTTTAAAACTAATGCACTTTTAAAAAATGTTGGAGTTAAAAAATTTAGAGGTGGTTTAACAGGGGTTGGAGTAGGGGCTGTTGCTGTTGACCCTTATGAAGATAAATTATTAGGTTGGTTATCAGAGAGAACTGACATAGCACCATTGATTAGAGATGTGCTTGGTAATGCAACAGAAGCAGATGAATTTGGAAATTTAAAACCTGCTGAAGAAAGATTAAAAGCAAGGCTATATTCTGTAGCAAATGATTTTATTACAGGAGAAATTTTGTTACCTGTTAGTATGAGAGCTACAGGACTAGGAGTAAAAGAAATAAATAAACTTGCCAAGAAGACAGGTATAGATAAAGCAACAGCCAAGGTAATTTTTGGAATTAGAGATATTACAAAAGATAGTGCAGGGAAAGTAGGTAATGAAATGGTCGATTTCTTTATGAATCAAATTTACAACTTAAGAAATAAAGGAGGAGAAGAACTAAATAGATTAAAGGCAAATCTAAAAGCAATTATTCATAGAAGCGGTGCGGATATAGAAGAACAAGTTTACAATTCCCAACAACAAAATTTGATGGAGAATCTTAATTTATATATGAAAAATATAAAAGAACACCCATTATTACAGAAATATTATATGGGTGGAGATGGAGAGTCTTTAAGTGCAGTTCCTTTAAGAGGTAAAAAGATAACAAGAACTCTAAATGCTAGAGATTTATCTAGATATTTTATAGGTAAAAATGGCAAGAATTTTGCAAATAAAGAAGCAATAGTTGATTTTATTATGGCTAGAGGTGCAGCTTTAAAAGCTTCAGTAAAGCCTAATAGTAGAACATGGAAGGCTATGCAAGCAAAGGCAAGAACTCAATTACCTTTAGATACTATAAATGTATTAACTGATTTTATAGATCAATATGGTAAAGGTGGAGACTTTGATTTAGAAGCTTCTATTATTGCATTGAACGATATTGTTAATGAAACTGCAATAGTCTTACAAGACTTAACTGCAAAAATGGACGATCAAATAAATCTAAAAAGAGCAGGAAAGATGGATACAGTTCACTATGACAGATTAAAAAAAGATTTTGCTTTTACTTTAAAATTTTTTGATTCTGTCTTAGGTATTAAGCGACAAACTATTGCTCCTGTATCAAGAGCTTTAAGCTTATCAAACGTAACTTCAGGAAAGCTTACAAAAAAAGGATTAAGTAATTTAAAAAACCTTAGAGAAGATGAAATCATAGCAGAGAACATACAAAAAAAAGCAAGAATAAAAAATGCAGAAGATATGCTTGACCCTACTGACCCTCTAGGAGAATTTGATATTGAAGATATTATAAAGTTGGCAGATAGCGGAGATACAAAAGCGTTACAGCAAACAATTAGAAGACTTAACATAGCAGCTACAAATCCAAAAGCTTTAAAAGCAATTATGGCTGCACAAAAAGGTAACGGAGTTATAAAAATAAGTAATCATTTATTTATTAATTCAATTCTTTCAAGCCCAATTACACATCAAGTTAATATTCTTTCTACTGGTCTAAATACATTTATGCGACCTACTGCAAAATTTGTAGGTGCTGAAAGAAAAGAAGAAAGAATAAGAGCTTTAAAAGAATTACAGTACTTGATGTCAACTTCTTTTGAATCTTTGAAGATGGGTGTAGTTGCTTTCAGAGCAAATAGAAATATTGTTGATGCAAGTGCAACATTATTAGATGGTCAATCTGCACAGCAGTTAATGATGGAAGGGTGGACAGGTACAAGAGGAGCTTTAGGTAGAGCCTTTATGAACGGATACGGAATACCTAGCAGATTTCTTATGGCAGAAGATGAAGTATTTAAGCAGTTAAATTTTAGAGCATTTGTTAGGGCTGAGATTTGGGAAAGAACACATAGAGCTATGGAGAGAGGTACACGCAAATTTGCTAATCGTACTAAATATAACGAATACGTTAATAATCAATTCAATAGTATTATGGACGTAATTAATAGAGAATCAGTAGAAGGAAAATTATCAAAAAGAAATTTAGAGTTATTAGATAGAGCCAGAAAATATGCAGCAGAAGCAACATTTACAGAAGATTTAAAAGAGGGTTCTTTTTCTGAAGCATTTACTAATTTAGTCAACGAATATCCTTTAGCAAGACAAATAGTTCCTTTTATTAGAACTCCTATAAACATCACAAAACAAGCCTTTAACGCAAGTCCACTTGCTCTACTTGTTGAAATGCAAGACACAAGAGTAGGAAAACTTACAGGTATGTCGTGGGCTAGTAAAAATGTTTTAAGAAAAGCAAGTTGGCTAGATCAACATTATGCAGACCTGACTTCTAAAGACGCAGGTGTTAGAGCTTTAGCTAGAGGAAGAACTAGAATAGGCTCGTCAGTTTTTGCAGGTTCAATATATTTATCTCACCAAGCAAATGACCCTGAAGCTCCTGTAGCAATTACAGGAGGTTTGCCTAAGAGTTTGGCAAAAAGAGAATTACTGATTAACCAAGGCTTTCAACCATATTCAATTAGATTACTTGCAACAGAAGAAGACATAAAAAAATATGGCAGAAAAGGAGAAGCTTATGAAGTTGTTAAAGGAGAAAACGACCAAGTTAAGTATGTAAGAGGAGCAGATGGAAAAATTAAATATAAATATTGGAGCTATAAAAGATTAGAACCTTATGCAAGTTTTCTTTCTGTAGCTGCTGACTTTACAAGAATTACAGGCTATATGGGAGAAGAAGCATTATTACAGAAAGAAGCTATACAACAAGTGATTCAAGCTGCTGTATATGACTCAACTATAGATAAAACTTTCTTAGATGGTATTGCTGAATTATTCCAATTAGTAGAACGACCTTATCAGTTAAATGCTTTCTTAGCAAGAAGAGTTGCACAAACAACCATTCCTTTTTCAGGAGCTATGAAGTTTGTTAAAAATGCAAAGAATAGTTATGGAGAGTATGGCGATATTGCTATGAATAAGCGTGTCGCTAAAGGTCAATATGAAGGAGATATAAACCCTTTAGTATTTGCACAAAGAGTTTTAAACGAAGCAGCAGGAACAACCCCTTTTGGAGATGCAAACGCAATACCTTATCAAAATCATATAACTGGTAAATATACTATTAAACCAACAGGCTTTGGAAAAGATGAAATGAATATCTTTTTTGATGGTCACGCAACAGAAACAGTTTCAGTAAATGACCCTGTAATGACAATATTAATGGAAACTGGCAGAGAATTTGCAAGACCTGATATGACAATTTACCCTAAAAGTTCAACTAACCCTAAAGCTTTATTTACAGATGACACAGAATATAAAGATTTAGTTTTTTCAACAGCCACTTATACAAAGGGTTCTTTACAAAAAACTATGTATCAAACTATGCAAGATTGGATAAATAATAATCAAGAAGTAATTAATAGAATGAGAATGAAACCAGACGATTTAAGATGGGATAATTTAAGTCCAAAGTTAAGAAAAAAATATGCAAGACTTTTTCAAGTTAGTGATTTAAGTAAAGACGATTTTGATAAAGCTACAAGAGTACAATTAATTTATATGGCAAGAGAAGAAGTCGGAGATGCTATGGCAGAAATTCATGAAGAATATAAAAGAGATGCTAAAAAGTTTTGGATAGAAAATAACTTTAGAAAAATGAGTCCAGAAAAATATAATGATTTTAATAATAGAAGAAGAAAAAATAGTAAATTATATGACACACTTGTATCGGATAGTAGAATTGATATATTAGAAGACTTTGCTTCTCTTAACTTACTTGGCTAATTATGGCTGTCAACAACACCAACACGTTTACTAATCACACAGGAAACGGAACTGAAGTTAATTTTGCTATTAGCTTTTCATACATATCCATTCTAGGAATAACTGTAACACTAGATGAAGTAGTCAAAACTATTGATACTGACTATACGATTACAGGTCAACAACTAACTTTTGTCACTGCTCCTGCAAATGGTGTTGCGATTAAGTTTCAAAGAAATACTGATATTAGTTTGCCAGTTGTTGACTTTCAAGATGGTTCAGTTCTTACAGAGCTTGATCTTGATACAGGATTAAGACAAGTATTATTTGCACAGCAAGAAAATGCAGATGACGCAGCAGCAGGAATTGTACCAGACGGAGAACATCTAACAGCTAATGGAAAAAGAATAGGTGGTGTAGAAAGCCCTGTCAGTGACACAGATGTTGCAAACAAAGCATACACAGATTTATTTTTAAAGAGAGATGGCTCGTTACCTTTAACAGGAGAAGTCAATTCAGGCGGTAATAAAATAACAAACTTAGGAGATGGAACAAATGCAAATGACGCTGTTACAAAAGGGCAACTAGACGCAGGTATTGGAAATGCTCAATCTGCTGTTACTACATCAACTACCAAAGCACAAGAAGCATCTGACTCCGCAGATGACGCACAAGGCTTTGCAAATGAAGCGAAAGGTTATAGAGATGAAGCTAATGTTGCAAAAGGTATTGCTCAAAATTTAGCTAGAGTTTCAGTATTTTTAGGTTTTAAACGTGAAGATGATGGAATGTTAGTAATGGAATATAGCACCGCAGGAGATCAATTATCCCCACAAAAGGTTTACAAAACAGAAGATTATTACCAAAATGGGGCAAGTCATGCTTTCTTCTTGGGAGAAGATATACTAAACTCAAATGGTATTCCTGCTATTAGTTTCCAACCCACTGGCAACCTTATTCTTGACATTTAATTATGGCACAAATTGATTTAGGCAAACTTAAGTTTAACTTCATGGGGGAGTGGAACAATAGCACTGCCTACAAAAAAGATGACGTAGTTTATTACGAAAGTTCAACTTATGTTTATAGGTCAGATGTAAACGCAAACTCAGGAACACCACCTCAAAATACACATCTTGGCAGTGTTTGTGATTTGATGACACTGGGTATTAATTATAGAGGAGCTTGGCAAGGTGGAACTACTTATTACAAAGGAGATTTAGTTGATTGGCAAAATGCAAAATATTTATTTATAGGTACTGGAAATAATCTCGTAAATACTTATAGTCCTACAGCAGCAGGTTACACAAGTCTTTGGACAGTGTTTATTCCTGCCAACCCTGCTGATGTCTTAACAACAAGTGGCGACTTGTTAATGAGAGAGAATGACGGAGTAGCAAATGTAAGATTGCCAATAGGTAAAAAAGGACAATCTATAACAGTAATAGAAAAACCAGACCAAGATATACCAAACGATAAGAACTTTGACTATGCTCCTTTTACTGGTAATGGAGATGCCCTTGGTTCTGGTATGAACAGATGGCTACTAGGAGATGAAAGAGAAACTTATGAATCAATTACTTATACAGTTACAGTTGCAACAGGTGCTAATAATGCAAATCAGTTTCACATGAGTGGAGGTAGTCTTTCTGGAACTGTTGAAAGACCTACACTAGATATAAAGATTGGGTCACAATATATCTTTGATGTTAGTGACGCTAGTAATACAGGTCATGTTTTAGCTTTTAGACACTGGACAGGTAGTTCTTATCCAGAAGTTGCTAGTGAAGCTGAGATGGGTATAACAAGATCAGGAACAGCAGGTCAGGCAGGAGCAACAGTAACATGGGTTCCTACACCTGCTTCTCAATATGTTTTAAGGTATTTCTGTTCTGTTCACTCAAGTATGAGTGATGGTATTTTTGCTACTAACTTTACTAGAGGACAGCAATTCCCTAAGATTTACAGATCGCCACTACAAACTACTGCTGTCAAACTTTCAAAAGGAAAAACTTATTCATTTACATTTCCTGCAAACCAAAGAACTTACTCAATAAAAGATACTGCTGACTCAAACTATAACCCGACTCTTACAGGTGGTCGTTATGAAAAAGGTGTTAGCCCAACCTCTATTACTAATGGAGGAACTATAAGTTTTACTGTTCCTGATGATGCACCACAAACATTAAGTTTAGAAGATCAAAACGGAGGTGGAGATTCTTTAACTTTCAGTATTAAAGATAGAGCTTTTGTTCCTGCTTATGGAGGTGGAGATTTTAGTGAAAAGAGTGTTCTTAGTTCTGTAAAAGAAAACTATCAACAAAACACAGCAGGAATACTCCAATTTAATAACTTCCCTAATCAAGCAGGTAATACATATACAGAATCAATAAAAGCTTTACCTGATTATTTGAAGAAGGTAGGTCGAGGGTATGTGTATGGTTGTAACTCTGGATTCTATAGGCAAGGTGGATATATAGGAAAGAGAGAAACTCATTTATGGGGTAACTTCTATCATGATGGTAACGATTATGTATATGGTGGAGGTATTGGACTAGATGGACAAAACGCAACTAATGGTAGTAGATGGCACCCAAACAAAGGAAGTAAAGTACAAGGCTACAAGCTAAGACAGGCACTAGCAGGTAATCCTGACTATGCCCATCTTCTTACAGATTTGCTTGGCAATAGTTGCGATATGTTAGATGATAACGGAAACATAGTTCATAGGTTCCCTAAAGTTTTATCAGTTCATGGTAATAGAGCTATCAAGTATCATTTATGTGAAAATGGTATGGTCTGGTTTAGTGGATATAACGGATATGGATTAATGGGAGATGGAGGAACTAGAGATAGAAACGAAGTGCAAGCACCTATGAAGTGGTATGACGAAAGTACGTCAGAGTTAAAAGGTACAAACTTTCCAAAGATTAAACAAATTGTTACTTCTCATGCTCATGTTATGGACACTAATAGTAATGATTATGGTTCAGCTTACGCAGTAGATATAGATGGAAATTTATACAGTTGGGGTTACAACGGATATGGACAGTTAGGAGATGGAACTAATAACGGAAATTACTACGCAAAGAGAGTACCCGCTAGTGTATTTAATAATGAGAAAATATTGTATGTAACTTGTAGTGGCTATAGATATACACACGTTATGGTTATTACTGAATCAGGTAAGTGTTGGGCAACAGGTTATGGAGATCAAGGTCAGCTAGGATTAAATAACACATCTAGTAGAAATGAGTTTGCTGAAGTAACAGCAGTTAGCGGTTCTCCTCTAAATGGCAAGAAAATAATTCACATAATAATGAACCAAGATGGAGACGCAGAAGGTAGAACATGGTGGTTAACAGACGAAGGTAAGGTTTATTACGCAGGTTACTTTAGAGATTACGGACAGCAAACAGGTGTATATGATTCAGCAGGTTCGGGAACTAATGGTATGCCTAGAATACTTACTAACTCAAGTACTCTATGGAATAGTGATGACCAGAAAGTTATTTATATGGTTTGTACTAATGTCAGATATTCAACTTTATGGTTTATAACAGATGGTGGTTCTACTGGTATGGAACAAAAAATATACTCCACTGCATCTAATTACTATGGTGTACAAGGAACTAATAACTCTCCTAATAGCCACACTAACTCTGCTAGTTTAGGCGGTTGGTTTGGTGGAGAAATATTGTTCTCTGACTTTGGAGACTTTGAAGATGGTGGAGATAACAGCAGACCAAATGAAGCTATAGGTAACTGGTCTAGTTTCCAAGATGGCGGTAGTAATGAAAAGAAAATGAAGATAGGTAAAATAATTGAGATTATTCCTAGAGGTACACCTGAGAATACATATAACTCTGTTGTTCTAATGGACGAGTTCGGTTCATTATTCTTTGCAGGTTATTGGAACTACACACCAAGTAGATCAAATGAAAATGATGGACAGCATTATTTAATATATCAAAATCACTGGGTTCCTTATTTCATTCACTGGCCTGACCAACCCGCACAATGTATGGAAAATGGATTCTGTCATCTTGGATATGGTACAGAAAATGGTTGGTTCTGGTTAAGTAGGTTTGGAGATGTATATACAGGTGGAGATAATTCTTGGTATCAGCAATCAGACTACAATAGCAGTGGATATGATTGCGGATTCCCAAGTTGGAGTACACTAGATACAAACGGATAAACTTATGGACGAATTTAAAACTTTTCCTGAAGTCAAATCACTTTATACTAAGTGGTATAAGCACGAACTAACAGGCAAAACTGCTTCTAACGGAGTGGGTATGATGGAAAAAGTAGCTGATAAGGCTAAAGATAAGCACTGGCTAAAGCTACTTGACCCATTTAAAAACGATACAACAGAACTAAAGTATGGAATAGTTGTAGCGGAAGCAAACTTTGACCCTAATAACTGGGTTAATGCTTCTGTCACTCTTACCGAAATGACCGCAGAAGAACAAGCAGCAGCGAAAAAAATAGTCAACTGGGATTAATTGGATTATCCACAGATTGATATACCAGAAAATTTAGTACCGCCTAAAACAATTTTTTATCCACCTGTGGCAGACGTTCCATATCTAGACCCTTTACTTCTTCCAAGTCTGGAACAGGTAGAGTCGGGTTTGGGAGGTCAGGAATCTTCTGCTGAAGAAGAAACAACATCTTCAAAGGAGGGAGGGTTAGAAGTAAAACCAGAGACAATACCGACAAACCTGCCAAACACCAAAGAGCTTTTATCAACTGAAGAACCTGTAGCTACATTCAATATACCATTTATAAACTATGAATTTCCAGTGCCTTCGCCAGAAGTAATTGCATCAAGTGTCATAGCATCTGGTGTTAGTGCTACTGCTGCCGTTACAGGTTCGATAGTTTTACAAAGCGTTGTTAATCAACTAAAGAAAGTAATGACAAAAATATTTAAGAAGGTACTTAAGAAAGAGATTGCAGATCAAAAGAAATAAGATATACTAAAATTCAGGCGACCAGACCTGCTTGATCTCTCTTAGGTTTTTAGTTGACTCCTTAAGATGAACTCAAGAATCCGTCAATGCCCTTGCAGTGGTCAACGGATTTATGAAACGAACACAAGTGGGAACTTGTTTAATTCGTAACTCCTCTACAGAACGTCAGTCGCCTTTAAATTTTTCAGAGTTAGCCTTTACATAAGCTCTAATATTTATTACATCACTACAGATATAAGCAAATTCTGATTTAGGATTAATCATATAGCCAGAAGCGTGGAGTTGTGAACACTTTAAAACTCTCACTAATTGCTTATCATGGACTTGCTTGTCTAGTTCTTCTTTGGCTAGGTCTAGCTTTACTTTGGATAGTTCGTTACAAGTTTGATTATCTCCCAGAGGTATCATAAAACTCATTTGAACTCCCCAACCTTCGTTTATAGAATATGTATCTTCTCCTTGAGCATCATTTCCTGTATAAAAAGGAGTTATTGCCATAGTCGGTTGACTACAAACTAAGTTTCCAAACTGCTGCTTGCCTGTCATTC